CAAAGAAATTCTGATAGTCAAGGTACCTAATGACCCATTACTGCGAATAGCCACTGATGCCTTGATTGTATAAGCATTGTCTAACGCCACTATAGAGTCAACTAACGGTCTATCTAGGTACACCTTAGCATACGGAGCATTAGTAACATTTTCGCTGTCGTACTGGGTAATTGTGTATTCTTCCCCTTTGTACATGAATACTGAATTGGCCACTCTACCTATAGTCTGTACAGCCACAGGTACGACTCTAAAGTTGCTGTCACCTGCACGGCCTGTTACCTTACCAACGCTGAATGTTCCACTACCTGCTGTAGAATTCTGTATCGGCGTACCACCTGCCTGATCTCCGATCTTGAAACTATTCGCACCATAACTGTCTGCTAAAACAAAATAGTGAACAGCTTCGCTAAGACCCTGAGGCATGGTACCTCCTAAGCTTACACTAAAACCAATTACATCACCAATATTGAAACCATGACTATTCAGTGCCACTACTGTATCACTAGGCGGACTGTTGCTAAATGTACAGGTTCTTCCTGTTGGGAAGTCAGAAGTATACTCACCTCTCTGCCATATTGTCAGTTCAACATAGTCGTAATTTTCACGTAGATTTGTTCTAGTTAATCCTTCGTGTGTGAGTAAGAATGTTCCGCTACCAGCACTCGAGGTATTCACAGCGATACCATTTTTAGTAGGTGCTATTCTAAACTGTGTATTTGTTAATCCTGCTGTGATAATGAAATATACCTGACCTGCAGTTATACCTGTAGGTAAGCTACCACCAGACGCTGTAAACGATATGGTATAGTTTTCTAGCATCCTATGGGTTTTTTTACCTTTGATCGTTAGACCAGAACCATCGACCAAAGCAAATGTTGAACCACCCGGTGCTGTTGAAACTGTGAACTCGTTATAGTTAGGAACAGTGATCACGTAATAAGTAGTACCGCTTACAAAATTATTTGCTGTACTAGTAGGAATAAACACATCTCCGACTTTTAGCTTATGATTTTGACTTGTAGTACATACGTTAGTAGCGATAGTCGTTACAGTTACTAACATTTCTATGACCGCAGGACTTGCATTGCTGATCAAGACTTCATATGGACCATTAGAATCTGAATAGGTAGCGAACTGTAACACACGATAGACAGTGTCTTCAGTTTCTCTTAATTTTAAACCAGTAGAAGGGCGAACCGCGACTTCAGCTAGGTCTCCTGTTAATATTACCTGTGCATTTTGTCTCAGTGTTAGTTTTGTGTTGTCTGGTACAGAAGCAAATAATCCTTCGGATTCTACAGCACCAACACCGGATGAAAAGTTCAATCGGTATACAGTCGTAAATGTATCATCTACTTGAGCTGAGGTAACAGGATATCGGTATATAGCGCCACTGTGATCAATTTCTAATTCTGCTGCCGCTGTGGGAGGATAATCAAATCCGTCCACATATAAGAACAACTGTCCTGCTGCTCCTGAATAAGCACCTCCCGGAACGAATGCATATACTCTCTGTTGCAGCGTCTCAAATATCGTAGTAGGAGTAGGAACCTCTAAAGGATCAAATCCCTGTGCTATCAGCGCATAATTACCATGTGCAGATGAACTGGAAACTGAACGTATCTGCCCACCATTCAATGAATAGAATGATGCATGGCAGTAGTAGGTAAACATAGAAACCGCTTCGACTAAGCCACCGTTGTTAACGAACACACCATAACCTAAATCGTTGATCTGTGTGAAATCGTTACAAACCATGGATCTGTTACCAGGCATGATCAATTCATAACGTCGCTGGTAGCTAAAAGTTCCAGAACCTGCGCTGGTAGTGTTTACTTTATTTGTAGATCCTAGTATTCTTGTGATGTTGAAAGTATCATTGGATAAACCATCTGACGTCACATAGTATTCAGTGGTAGCATCTATACCTCCAGGCAGCGTACCTGTGCTGGTAAAATACAATATAGCACCTGCTTGTAATCTATGATCTACAGATGTTATAACTGCAGGTGTGCCTACACTGATAGTACAGGTTCTAGGACCAGCAGCCACAGTAAATGGCTGTGTTTCGTCTAGTATCAAATCTGCAGTAGAACCGCTAGGATTGTAAACAAAGTTTCGAATATAGTTTACTCTAAAAACATTGTCATTGACGATAAAAGAAGCAGGTAATTGAGGCAGTCTGTCTAGTTGTGAGACTGAGATTCTAGTAGTAGTAATGCTGGCATCGTGCCTAAATTGTAAGTTTCCAGCGAAACCATCCACATACATACCGCCAGCAAACGTTATGCTGTCTTTGCTCTTTGAAAAACTAGCACATTCCTGTGGATAAGGTGATTTAGCTAATATCTGTCCTTGGGGATCTAATACCAACATGAATCCTCCATGGCCTTGACCAGTGATACTCTGCCAGCGTGTAGCATCGTTGGCAAGGAACATGTCCATCTTATCGTTGTCTTTAGGATAGTTTACAGATCCTGATCCATCGATGACATCTGTCAATGCAGTTACCAGTGCAGTCACTACAGCGTCGCTGCCAGTTTCTGCTTGATATGCTGGATCTATTATCTGTGAATAGATAGTTTGGTACACCGGAGTTACTGATGCGTTGCTGATAACCAGTTGCATCAATTCCTCTAGTTTAGCGAGCACCAGTAGATATTGTGGTAGCTGTGTAGTAATAGCTATTAATGCACTGGCACTTTGATAATATTTTAAACCTGCGCTGATAGTCCTATTGTAGCTGCCGTATTTTAGGTCAAATACAAATGCATCAACTAATAGTCCTACATCTCTGCGACATAGAATTTCATTATATTCAAAATTGAACCAAGTAGTAGCTGGAGTAGCGGATGATATATTGTCGTTCATCCATGCTACGATTTCTTCAGCTAAAAATAATCTATTCAATTCTAATAGCTGTGCTGTAGCTCTGTATCCTCCAGCATTATTGATAGGAGGATATACCGGTGCCGATGCGTCCTCTAGATAATGCCAACCGTACAATTGTGTAGTAGTTTGAATTAAATCGCCGCTGCGTACTTCATTGATCCAGTCCGCTTCGATCGGTTCAAATATCTGATAATTACCAGAGGATTGCCCAACAAATATATCTCTACGGAATTTTTGAAAAGCCCACGGAGAACTAGAAGTTCCTGGTTTGGGTCTAACTATACATCTTCGGAAATCATCGCCAACTATAGTTGTGTTCTGTGGAACTTTGATAGGTAAGTTTTCTTCGTATATACCTGCTTCAACTATGATAGCGATTTGTATACTCTTCGTTACATCTCCGTACTGTAAAGTTTCTCCATCGACGAATGCGCCATATTTTACATCTACGTCAAATATTTCATTACCGCTACTGTCTAAAGAACCGTCATGTGCAACAATTTGAGCTAACGCCTGAGAAGTTTCTCCATAGATATAAAGTCCTTCGCGGATATCTCTACCACGAATAGCTTCAGGCGTACTGGTTAGGACATCTCCTGTAAAGTCAGTTCTGAAGTTGTCTGTTCTAATGAATAATCTTGGTAAGTCTACATTTAAGGTAGGTAAGCTAGTAAAACTGCTGCCTCTATCAGTAATGGTCAAACTCGTGATAACACCACCAGTTACGACAGCAGATCCAAAAGCCCCAGAACCACCACCGCCTGTAATTCTTACTGAAACTAAACTATATCCGCTTCCACCATTTAAAATACTTACACTACTGACATTAAACTTTAAATCAAAGGTAGCTGTGTTTGTTCTAGGTACACCTGCAGGTGCAGCATTTATAACGATAGTTGTTGAACAGTCAGTGGCAGTTGGCAGAGCAGTGTATAGACCGGAACTTACTATTCTATAGGTTGCGATATTGCCTGGAGTTGTTAAAGTGCTAAGAATTTCGATTCGTGCTCTTGTGCTACCTGTGGCAACTGTTCCTCCGTTGAGTTCTAATACATCGCCGGGATAATAGTTGACACCTACAGAGTTTAATAGAACAGATTCCACGCTCATCTTTATCTGGCCTACAAATCCTGTACCAGATGTGGGAGAAGTTTCTATTTTTGTTAGAGTACAATCAGTAGCGCCATTGTTAAATGTCAGTCTTTTTCTGTAAGGTCCTAGTTCATCTCGAGCTTCTAAAACAAGTTCTTCAGCACGTCGGCATGCTGCCTCTATGGTTCTATAAGCGTATGCTAATGCTCTTCCTTGCAGTGCTGAGGTAACACCAGTTCTACTATCTTCTCCGGAAGTAGCTACATATAAATTTACTTCGCTGCCGAAAGCAGAACTGTCTACGTATCTCTTGGTCGCTGCGGTTAGACCTTCATATAATTCGTCATCGTCCGGTTCAGGATCTCGGCTCAAGATCAACGGACCAGTCATTCGTCCAAATGCTATATTTGCAATGCCAGATTCGGAATCTATGGCATTTATACCTGCCCTGGCTATTTTTGTATCTGCATAGGATTTGTTAACTGCTTCATGTTTATATATAGGAGTTAGTGGTGCAGAATCTGTTCCTAGATCGAAAATACGATATTGATTACCGCCGAATCTAGCACTTAGATCTCCACCGAGCTGCGGTGTAGGATCAGCAGAAATTTCAGCGAAATCTGAATTAATTATAATTTCTTGAGAATTAGTTTCAAAATCTATGCTGATACCATTGCCAGCTACGAGATGTTTAAAAGTAAGACCGTCTTCGGTGTTGTTTACTGTGACAACAGGTGTATAGTTTAACTGTGAGCTGTCTAAAGCACCGTCATAGGTATTAGGAGTATCATCTAAAGTTACAAACTTTAAACGTTCTCCTAGGCCTAGTGAGCTATAAAGCTCTCTAAAATTTTCGTTAACCTTGCGGAACGAGTCGCGAATACTATCGCCAGTGCCGTCATTTCCAACTGCACCTATGTCAATAATTCTTCTTGCCATAATTGATCCTGGATGAATTTATTAGGTATTTATCCAAAAATTTTACAAGCCTAATGTAAATAATTCATGTTCATTCGCAAAGAATATATCACAACTGAATATACCAGGACTAGTAAATTAGGTGTAAATCATTCGTATACTCGTACTAAAACTTTAGCAGTGTTTAGTTGCGATAACTGTGATGATATTTTTAAGAGGGAACTGAAAAAAGTCAGTTCAAAAAGATTGAGCAACAATTTTTTTCATTGCTGCTCTAAATGTGATTGTAAAAAGTTTGCCCAGAAAAAGGGCGTAGAACGCAAAAAGATATGGGATCTTCCTGCTAGTGTAGAATTACCTGTAGGTAAGTATTAAATTCTAAAACTTTCTCCGCAACCGCAGCGATCCTTTTCATTAGGATTTACAAAATCAAATCCTTCATTTAGTCCATTTCGTTTCCAATCCATTACTAGCCCATCTACAAACACTAGACTTTTTGGATCTACAAATACATGGATACCTTGACTAACAAAACTCATATCTTCTGTAGAAGGTGTGTCTACATATTCTAGCTTGTAAGCATATCCAGAACAACCAGTGGTTTTAACACCTATTCTTATGCCTAAACCTTTTCCTCTGCGTTCTAACTGCTGTGATATTTTTCTTGCAGCTAAATCAGTTAACGAGATCATGTTTTGTCTTATAGTCTGCTATGGCTGCTTTGATAGCGTCTTCTGCCAATATCGAACAGTGAATCTTAACGGGTGGTAGCGCCAGTTCTTCAGCGATATCGGAGTTCTTGATAGCGGTAGCCTGATCCAATGTGCGCCCCTTGAGCCACTCTGTAGCGAGGCTAGAACTAGCAATAGCACTACCACAACCATATGTCTTAAACTTCGCATCGGTGATAATACCATCCTCGTTTACTTTGATCTGTAGTTTCATTACGTCCCCGCAGGCAGGAGCACCAACCATGCCGGTGCCTACCTCGGGATCATCCTTAGAGAAACTACCTACATTACGAGGGTTTTCGTAGTGATCGATCACTTTCTCTGAGTATGCCATACTGTCTCCTTACTTCTTGATCATTGATAATAGTTTGGCTTTGATTACCTTTGCCCAGCTAGGCTCTGGAAAATGCCAACCAATAAATGCACCTACCAATAATAATAAGATTGTATCTAACATTTTATGCTCCTTGTAGTCTAATGTCAACTGTTTCCCAGTTGATGATACGCCAAATGTTGTTAAGGTATTTGGCTTTGTCCTGTTGATAATCAAGGGCCCAAGAGTGTTCCCACCAATCGATCAACAGCGCAATCTTCATATTCTTCTTATATTCATGATTGCGTATAGTCTGTAGTTCACCAGACTTATCCATATATAGCCAACCGCTGCCCTGTATACTCATAGCAGTTTTTTCCACGGCTTCTTTGAACTTGTCAAAGCTGCCATACTTGTCGTCTATCAAAGATTTACTGAGCCCCTCGGGTTTGTTTGCAGCTCTGGGCGGGGTAAGATTAGCGAAGAAGATATTGTGCAGCATAGCACCGCCGTAATTAAAATCTGGATCACCTTCGCCTTTGTTATATCGTTCTGAATATTTTGCAGCTAGTCCATCATAGTGATATTTGATAGTAGCTTCGCTCATCACAGGCTCTAGCTCATTTTTGGCGAATTTTAGCCTGTCCTGATAGATTTCTCTTTTATCTGTATCTTCGTTTAAACTTTTAATAAAATGTAGCATGGTCTAATATTTACCGCTAAATAACCTACAAGGAGATTACTATGGAATTACTCATTGGAATTTTGGTCCTAGCTGGAATAGCTTATGTTGGATATACTTGGTTTAACAAGGAAAAAGCCGACGGTAGCCATCCACTTGATGCTGCTACACAAGCACCTTATAAAGTCGAAACTCCAGTAGCACCTGTGCTGACACAAGCACTGGATGTCAACAAAGACGGTAAAGTAGACTTAGAAGATGCCAAGGAAGCAGTGAAAAAAGCAAAGTCAGGTGCTAAAAAAGCTGCTGGCGCTGCCAAGGAAACTGTCAAGAAAGCAACAAGCCGCGGTCGCAAACCAAAGGCTTAATCTGTTTATCTTCTTCGTAGAGTGCAAAGCTGGCTAGATTTTTAGCCTTGCTTTCGCACATAATATCGAAGTTCTCTCTAAAACTCAGAGCCCATTGATTCACTGCTGTGTTCCAGTAGAAGTTTGAGTGTGCTCTGAGTTTTGCTTTTTTATGTCCACTTTCTAGTAGCGTCCGAAGATCGGGGCGTTGGTGTCCGGAATGGCCAACAAGACAGTCTTCCCGTGATACACTATAATGTATGACAGGACGAACACCACGCCAACTATCAATAATCCTTTTAACACGATCATCATTTGCTTCAATATATTCTCCTGTGTGTATCCAGTGATGATGTATGTCTAATACCAAAGCACAGTGATTAACTAGTTCAAGACTAGCATCGGTGCCCCAAGATATTTCGTCATTTTCGATTGTAAGAGTATTTCTTGCTTCAGGAGTCATCCTAGCCAGCGCAGCAACGATGCCCATCGGTCCTTGTCTTCCTGCGATGTGGACGTTGATTTTAAAGTCTTGAAACGTTTTGCCGTAACCCATCCAACGAGCCATGTCCACATGATATTCAAATTCCTCTATCGATCGATTTACAATATCATCGTTATCGCTAGCAAGGACAGTGAACTGCCCAGGATGAAAACTAAGCCGAACACCACGCGAGCGAGCTGCATCTCCCACTTGTTGAAATCCTCTTTCGCAAGCTGATCGGACATCGGGAGTCCGCCAAAACCAGCTCCAAGTTGGCTCAGTGTATACAGGAAGGATATCACTACTGAGTCGTACCATTCTAAGATCTTCATCTAGTTCTCCTACTCGTTCTACAAGTAAGCGGCACGATTCGATATTCTGTTCCATTAACGACCAGAGTTTTTCTACAGCCACATCCTTGGTCTGTCTATTTAACCAAGCTACAGTGGTCGAACCTGTATTGTATTTTTTACAGTCGTCTTTGGGTTTGATGCCATCTACCTGTCCGGGATGGTCTATCCATTTGCAGGCAAAGCCTATGCGTTTAGTCATAATTTATTATACAACAATTACAACCAATTGTCAACAACGAATTTGTCCTTTACATCTTGAGGTTTTGGATCACCGTGAAATACAGTCACACAGCAATTTGGATGTACTTCTACAGTGTGATCTACTTCTCTAAACTGTCTCTTGCCATTTATCAAGGTCAATTCTTCTCTGTTTCGAATTTCCCATTTGTAACTCTGTATCCATTCTCTAGGCCAAAATTTTATTTTATCTTTAGATAATTTCCAAATCCAATCTTGATCACCTTGCAATCTCTGTGCTTCTTTAGGATTAGACTTGAATTGTTCATAGATGTATCCGTGTGTTCCGTGAGTCCATGACATCACAGAACTATTTAGGTATTTCCATCCTGCGTGGAATTTTCTATTGAAGTCGTGTATACCTACGAATTCATTTGTAGAGAATGTGGTCAATCTATCTATGTTATTATGAATTACAACATCTAAATCGAAATATAATATTCTTCCTGACAGTGATAGAGAAGTATCAAACATATGGACTTTGTGCCACCAACCTTTAACATATCCTGCATTTGGCTGAAACAATGTTCTGACATTTTCTATAGGGTGTTGATCGTCTGTAAGACAAACGATTTCATGTGGTACAGTGATATGACGTTTCACCATGTTACGTAGGCGTTCTACGTATTCTCGACCATATCTATTTCCAAATCTAACGCATAGTATGGTTAATTCGCTAGGTGAAGCTGAACTAACAATCGGTCCCTGTTTAGATTCTCTTTTTAGTGCCTTGGCTTCGCGCTTAATCCGTTTGCGTTCTTCTTTTGACAATTCCATCTATAGCCACCAAATCTTCCAGTGTTGTTTTTAATTTATCTATACGGATCATGTTAGGTCCGTCGCTTGGTGCCGAGTCTGGATTTTCATGTACTTCCATGAACACTCCGGCCACACAACCTGTAGCTACAGCAGCCCTCGCCAAGTAGGGTACCATTTCGCGATCTCCGCCTGAGACCGTTCCCATTCCTCCAGGTTGCTGTACAGAATGTGTTGCATCAAAAATAACGGGATAACCAGTACGTGCCATAATAGGTAGACTACGCATGTCAACCACAAGATTATTGTATCCATGAGTGTATCCTCTTTCGCAGAGCATCACACGCTCGTTGCCTGTTGATGCTATTTTCTCTGCTACATTTTTCATATCCTGCGGTGCTAAAAACTGACCTTTTTTTACATTAATTACTTTACCGGTCGCACCAGCTGCTATCAGCAAATCAGTCTGTCTACACAAAAAGGCTGGAATCTGTAAGACATCCACTCCTGCCGATGCAACTAATTCTGCCTGATATGATTCGTGGATATCAGTGAGAATAGGTACGCCAAATGTATGCTTGACAGAATTTAAAATTTGTAATCCATATTCTAAGCCCACACCACGTTTTGTAGAAATACTTGATCTGTTTGCTTTATCGAAACTGCTTTTGTAGATGAAATCAATGTCTAATGAATCACAGATTTCTTTGATGCGACCAGCGGTTTCGTGGGCATGATTTTGGCTTTCGATTTGACAAGGGCCAGCGATGAGAAAGATTTTATTTTCATTACTGGCAACTATTCTATTGATTGAAAATGTACGCATGAAATTATTTACCAATGCCTGATTACGTTAGCAATAATAAACAGGCAGGTAATAACGTGAATTATAACCCAAAAGGTTTTTAGGAACAAGGCTATTCTTGCTTCTTGGACAGTGAGAATTGGGACGTCTGGGCGATCAGTATCTGTCTGCCCCATTAAGTGCCCGGTGGCCCGGGCCCATATCTTTTCGAAACTATTCATCCTTCGTAGATAGCAGAGTTTCCAGAATGTTCAAACACTTCTGCAGACTTGAGTCTTACACTATGCCCTACCGGATATCGAGCTTCGTGGGTAGTACCATTTTTACAATAATAGGTGTTGCCGTTCTTGAAAATGTGTAGTATAGCAGACATTTCTTTATAGACTAACTCAGCGAAT